TCAGACCTCGTAAGTGAACTCGAAGTGGATCGCGCCCGTGCTGGTGGTAGCCGCGACCGGGGCCACGAACCGCACCCGCTGCGCTCCAGACACTGCGCGCACAAAGCCAGCGGTGTACGTAGGGGAAGGCGACTCGACGCCGCCGCCGCCGGTCGCCTGATAGTTGGAGGCAAAATTGCCGCCGCGCGCAACAGGCAGCGTGACTTGCAACTGCTTCTGACCGCCGGTCGTAAAGGTGCACGATAGTGCAACGGAGGCGCGGACGATGTTGCCGATGCGAGTGTAGCGCGCCCACTCGACGGTGGGCGTCGCCTCGTAGCCCGTCAGGTTCGAGACGGTAGGCGACCATGTCCCCTCTGCGAAGGTGGGCACCGCGCCGTCGACGTAGCCCTTGGTCGCGGCGTGCCCTGCAGCCGTGGGCGTGTTGACGGTGAGCGTCCGGGTCGCTGCGAACGTCCAGTTACCATCGACGTTGACACTGCCAACAATCTCGCCGCCGCTCGCAGCGCCTGTGAAGTCGAGGACCGTCTTGGTGCCTGTCGCAACGTAACCGAACCAACCCCGCGTGGTGCCTGCATTGTCCGCGCTGACGAAGCCCCGCGCTGACGAGCCTGTGCCAGGAGAGCGCACGGCGAGAGCACGCGCGGACCCTTCATACGTGAAGGTCGCGTCGATTGAGTAGAACCCCACTGACGAGGTGTTCAAGTGAGGGATCGAGCCCGACGACCCGCCCACTGCGGTGTTGATGAACACGCGCCAGGAGCTGCCGCCCGCGCTGTTGCCGACGTAGAGACCCGAAGTCGTCGTCGAACCCCCGGCACGAAGGTAGAGATCTCCGAAGTCCGCATTCACGCTGCCCTGCGGCGAGCGGTTGCCCGCGAACACTTTCGGGGAGCCGCCATTGGCGCCACCGCTGGTCAGCTGCATTGCAACGGTGCCGTCATCCGCCACCGTGATCCCCAGAAAGTTGAGTCCCGTGAGAGGCCGGTCCCCGGCATTCGACTCGATGGCAAGCGCGTCGTCGATACCATGACCGGCCAAGGCCGTCGCCGCGTGCGACTGTGCGGCTGCCTGCGCATTGGCGGCCACCGTGTCCGCATGGCTCTCTGCGGCCGCCTGGGCAGCCGCAGCAACATCCTCCGCGTGCTGCTCAGCCGCCGCGATAGCGCCGGGTAGCTCCGACACGTCGACGCCGTCGACCGTCCTCCCTTCGGGGACGATGAGGTTGTCGTTCTCGTCGACCGTGATGGCAGTTTGCCGCTTGTTGGGGACCGTCACCTGTACACCCACACGTGATCCCCGCCATCGACGAGGAGATGCCCATCCTCGAGCACCAGCGAGTTGCTGAACGGCTGCCGCTCGTACTGAGTGAGGTCGCCGAAGTCCTCAGCGCTGAGCACGTAGTAAAAGCGGGCAACGTGCCCGACGAGGCGCCCCCATGCCTGGGCCACCTCGACGAGACGCTGCCGCACCGATTCGTGCAAAAAGTCGGAGGTGAGGACGATCCAGTAGGCGAACGGGTGCGCGTCCGCACCGGCCACGAACGTGCCATCGGCCGGCAGCGTGCCATCCGCCCGAAGCGCGGTGTCCTTGTGCAAGTGCACCTCGTCGTAGCCGAGGACGGCCAGAGCTCGCTTGATCGCTGCCGCCGTCCCGCGTTTGCGCTGCCGAGCAATTGCCGTGGCGATGAGCTCGCGGCGACCAGCCTCATCCGTCCCTGCCCACGCATCAGCGCTGATATCGAACTGCCACCCGAGAGACGGAAGCACCGACTCATCGACGTGCTCGAACAGGTGCACGAGCAGCACGCTCGGATCGAGCCCACCAAGGCGGGCCTCGAGCAGGTCGAGCAACACCTGCATCGACTCATCCCGGATCCCGGCCGGGAGGGAAAGGCGTTCCGACTCCGGAATCACGCGGCCCCCTCGTACGCCACCACGGACACCGTGATCGTCGTCGGTCGGGGCCACTGGTGCGAGGACACCTCAATGTCCTCGTCGAGGCCCGGGAAGGCAGCGTTGTAGATGTCAGGGCCCATCACGGCGGCATAGAGCTGCGTCAGGATGAGGGAGCGTCCGAGCTGCTGCTTGAGCCCAAGAGCAAAAGCCTCCGCGCGTTCGGTTGCCGCCGCGAGAGAAGCAGCCGTCTCAGCCGTGCCGATGCGACTGCGGCGCAGCGTCAGCTCGACGACGAGCGCATAGTCGACGGGCTCGGCGGCGACCACTTCGACGGTGTCGAGCCAAGGGGTGATCTCCTCATCCTCGAACATCTCCTCGACGGCCTCGAGGACTGCGGAGGTGGGTACGCCATCGCCAGCGCGCGAGAGGACCGCGAGACGCGCAAGGCCAGGCTCGGGGCTACTCGGGTCGACGTCGAGCACGTCCGGGTGCGCCGCCTTCGCCCAGAAGCGATAGGCAGCACGAGGTCCTGCCGTGGAAAGCGCGCGCACAGCCTCGGGGATGCGCTCGCGCAGCGCCTCGGTCGTCTCGCTCGGTGCGCCGCCTGTGGTGGTCGTGGTGTTCGCGACGGTGGCTACCACTCCGAGCGTGCCCAGGAGGCGCGAGATCTGCCCCGGGCCGTAGCCGTTGCCCGCCGCGCCGGCCTGAGTGCACGTGGCGGGCAACGTGACACCCGTCGCGCCCGGAGCAAGCACGACCTCGGAGTCGGTCGCAAAGACGACCTTTCGATCCTGGCTGCCCACCTCGAACCCCGCAGGGATCGGCAATGGCGCCTCGAGCGGGACGGCGAACACGAACACCAGCGAGGTCGTCGCTGCGCGGGCCGGAAGCCGCGCCGTGCCCACCAAGTCCGCGTGGTAATCGATCATGGGGAAGCGCGCGAAGCGCACGAGCGTCTGCTTGCCCGCGTCCTGCAGCGCATGCCGGAGCACCATCTCCCGATAGGCGATAAGGTCGACCATGACCCGCTCGACCTGGCCGGGCTGCAGCGCTCGGCCGAGGCCCGTCACGGGACTCTCGACGAACTCGATGCACTCCCTCAGCACCCGCTCGGCGTCGCGGTGCACGAACTCCGGCTCGGGCAGATCTGCAGTGCTCATAGCGCCGCCCTCGTGACCCGGGGTTCCGCGAGGGCCTGCCCCGCGGGTTGCCAATGCACCTCGCAGGGAAGGCGCCCGTCCTCAGTGCCGCCGACCGGGATCACGGCGACCACCTCAATCCGCGGATCGCTTTCGCGCACCGCTCGAACCACTTCACGACTCGCCAGAGCCCGGACGTAATCGAGAGGAGCGTCGAGGATCTGCTCGCGCCGGATCCCAAACGACGAACGGCCCGGGACGGAGCCGACCTCCGACTCGAGGATGACTCGCAGGCTCTGCTCGAGCTCCTCGATGCCCTCGACGCGCTCACCGGGCGCGCCACCGAGGCGCGTTTGCCACTGCTGCGCTTGCGGGTCCGCCACATGGTATCTCTAGCCTGCCAAGGCGCCCGCGTGCTGGTCGGAGGTGTTCCGCGGGTCATGAGATGGGGAGTACCGTGCCCGGCGGGGGTGCGACACTGGCGGTGACGGTTTGGGTTGCGGTGTGCAGAGCGGCGGCGATGCCCTGCGCCGCCGTGGCGGCCGTGTTGCCGGGGTTTGAGACGGCCGCAGCGATCGCGGTTGGGGCTGACGCGGCGCCGGGGCAACCGACCGTCGCGCCTGCCTGAGCGCCGACGACGGGCACCCCCAGCCAGAAGGCCGCGAGGCCGGCGCCCCAAGCAGCGGCGAAGGTTGCGGCGGCGCCCGCCGCAGGATCTGTAAGGGCACCAGCAAGCGGCCCCTCAAGCGCCCCAACCTGCAGCTCGGTGATCTCCGGCTCCGAGGTGCCAAACCTGCCCTCGCTCGCATAGTCGGCGTACGCGGCAGCAAGGAGCTCGGCAACCTCGCCCGCCGTGAGGTCGGCGGCGCCGAACACGTCCTCGAGCGCGGCGGCGAGCGCGGACTGTGACAAGGCCATCAGTCCGACCTCGCAACGTCGGAGCCCACCGGATCGGCGGTCGGAGCGGGCTGAGTCGGCGGGCTACTCGGGCCCACGCCGGTGCCGTGCGTGTGCTGGTTTGCCCACTCTTCCAGGGCGTCGAGGCGGTCTTTGGTACGGTCGGCGAGCGCGAGCGGCTCTGCGCCGCCGCCGATCTGCACGTGGCCTTGGACGTGCACCATCCCCTCAGGGACGATGACCGTGAGCGTGTGCGTCTCGCCGTCGTACTCGACGCGGCCACCGTCGGCGAAGTGCCAGCCGCGACGCGTGTCACTACCCTCCGGCGGCGCGTCTGCCTCCGAGTAGATCGCGCCGAGCACGCACCCTTGCTCGCCCCGCTCGTCGAGCATGCAGGCTACTTGGTCACCGACGGCGGGCAGGCCATGCTCCTTGTCCGCGTGAACTGCGCGCACGATGACGTCGAGCCACGGGCTCAGGAGGTCGTTCGACTCCGCGAAGCGGACCCGCGCCTGATGGCGCCCTGGCGAGAGCTCCTCGACGACGCCGCGCCTATACAACGGTCACCTCCGCAGAACAGCGCCACCCGTTCGAACGCGAGATCCGGTGCTTCGCCTCCTGTACGAGGTACTTGCCGGAGGCGCGGACCATGTCGCCGAGCTCGATGGTGACACCACTCACCAGGTGCCGCCGGCCCTCGAGCTCGAGCTTGCCGGTCAGCCGCAGACGGTTCGCCTCCGCAAGAGCGGCGCGGGCCTGCGCAAGCGCCTGCTCCTCGGACTCGACGCGCCGCTCGATGCGGAGCACATCGCCGACGACCTCGGTGCGCGTCGAGGTGCCGCCCGGGGTTTGGTAGCCGCGCTCGAGCGCGGTGCGGTAGGTCTCGGGCCCCGCCACGCCATCGATCCCAATCCCGCCGGAGCGCTGAAAGGCCATCGTCGCGGCGTGGGTCTGCCGCCCGAAAACGCCATCGATTGCCCCCACGTCGGCCCCCTGCTCGAGGAGAAAGCTCTGCCACCACTTCACATCCTCCCCGGTCATACCGCGGCGCAGGGTGCGGCTTGGAAGCTGGCGGGTTGCCACCGGACCGGCGGCCCCACTGCCGAGGACCACGCGCTCCCGGGCATGCTGCTCAACGACCCGCACGGTGCGGAGCTGCTTGGTCCCCGGATCGAAGTAGCTCAGCTCGCACGCGGCGTAGGTCGCCTGTGCGCTCGCTTCGAAGTCGTATCCACCGAGGTCGGTGCGCGCGATCTGCAGGACGGGCGGCGCAGCTTCGAGCGCCTTGAGCTCGTAGAACACGAGGCGCCCGCTGCGGATCGAGAAGGCGTAGCCGTACTCGGAGGCCAGACGCCGGAGAAAGGCGAGCGTGGTTTCGCGGTTCTGGGTGATCCGCCCGATCCGGATGGGAGAGACCTCGCCAACGACCTCGAGCCCATACTCGCGGGCGAGCTGGCTCACCACATCGGCAAGGGTGATGTCCTCGAAGGCGCGCGACTGCTCGGTGCGCAGGGGCTGCACACGGCCCGTCGCCAGGCCCGAGAGCGTGACCACATCCGGCGGGCCCTTGAGCTTCACGGGGCCGAGCTTGAACCGGCCGCAGTCGAGGAGCGGGGCACCATCGAGCCCCATCTGCAGGGCGACCTCGTCGCCCTCGGAAGGCCACCAACCCGACCGCCAGCGCCCGGCCCGATCCTCGAGCGTGAGCTCGATGGCGTCGCTCTTGCCGTGCAGCGCGTCGGTGTACTCGCACGAGACGATCATCGGGGACAGCTCGTCCGAGACATCTCGACCCTCGTAGGTCACGAGCCACACGGGCTTGGGCGCCTGCGTCATCGCTTCCAGGGCGGCAGCTCGGCCGCGGGTGTCGGTGCCTGCTCACGCACGGGCAGGAGCAGGCGCAGGCCGCCCGGGAGCACCGGACGGATCGGGACGTCGGGGTTCGCTTCGATGATGGGACCGAACGCCCAGGGGTCGCCGTAGGCCGCCTCAGCAATGAGGTCCCAGCGGTCGCCGTCGCGGGTGATGTACTCGACGAACATCAGACCCTCGCGATCTCCTGGGGGGTGATCTCGTCGATGGGCCGGCTCGTGTCCTCGGCCTTCGGCGTGGTGATGATGTTGCGGGCGCTGCCTGCCACCGCAAGGGGCCGCGGGCGCGGCAGCGTCCACTCGACGCCAGGGTCGGTCAGGCTCACCTCGCACTCGGCCACAATCATGCGCCCGTCGGGCATCGTCCAGACGGGGCGATGGTCGACGTCCTCGATGACGTAGGTGCCCCAGAAGGAACCAGCATTCGTCCAGAGCGGGAGGAGCTCGCGCGCCAGGTTGAGGCGCCGGAGCTCCGTCACGGTGGGCCGCGGGGCGATGTACTCCACATGCAGGTACAGGCTCAGCGAGGCGACGGGGGCTGACTCGCCGATGAATTGCCGGCGCGGCTTGCCCTCGATGACCTCGTGCACCGCGTAGCTCGCGCCGTTGCGGAAGCCAACGGAGCGGATCGCGAGAGCTGGTAGGCGCAGGTCACCGAGCAGGATCACGCGTAATCCCTCCCGGCCTCGCGGCGCTTGAGACTCGCGAGCGCGTTGCCGATGCGCTCGACGTTGTGCGGGTCGCGCAGCCACTGCTCGAGCTGCTCGACCGCGCTCTGCCCGTACTCGCCCTTGAGCTCAATCGTGACAGACCCGATGTGCATACCCGCGCCGCCGCCCGCAGCGGCAGACGCCGAGCGCGCACCGGCCGGAATGGGCGCCACCGTGGCAGGGAGCGCGGCAAGGGCGAGGCCGGCGGCAGCGCTCATCGCGTTCACCAGCGGCGCCGGTCGCACGGCGTCGGCCACCGTCTCGATGAGCTTCACCCGGTGGAGGTCGCGCAACGGGCCGTCCTTCGCAGGGCTGAACGGCAGGAGGTTTCGCAGCTTCTGCACGACGCCTCGCATGGCCTCGACGGGAGCCGCCGCCATCGACTTGATACCGCTCACCAGGGTGCGGAGGATGTTTGCCCCCGCGTCGTACAGGCTGAACCCGAAGAGCCACTGCGTTAGGGCATCGAAGGCGTCGGCCATCCAAGCGAGGGGAGAGATCGCGCGGAAGATGGCGAACAGGTCCTGAAACAGACCGCCGCGCACAGCATCGACGATGCTCGTCCAGACCGAGCCGAGAAAGCTCATGAGCGCGCCCCAAGCAGCCTGAACGCCCTCGGCCAGAGCTTCGAGGATGCGAGAGCCCAGGGCGAGCAATTGCCCCGGCAGCGCCTGCACTCGCTCAATGATGGCGATGGTGAGACGCACAGCGAGCATGGCCGCCCAGGCGAGCAGCGCCGTCGCTGCGGTCGCCAAGCGAGCAGGCAGCGCCTTGAGCCAATCGACCATCGCGGTCCCAACGCGCACACCAAGCTCGACCGCCGCTACCGCAAGGCGCGCGCCCTGAGTCAGGAGCCAAGGCACCACGCGGGCCAGCAGGCGCCCGATGAGCACGACCGGGTTGAACCCTTCGACAATCCGACGAATGCCCTTGACCCATCCGTCAGCGAAGATGGCGCGAACGCTCGCGACGATGCCCGAGAAGAAGCCGGTGACCGCCGACCACGCTGCCTTGAGGGACCCCCATGCCGACACGAACGCCGCACTCACGCTCTCCCAGAGCCCAAGGAAGAACGCCTTGATGGGTTCCCAGTAGATGTAGATCAGGGCGACCGCGGCGATGATGGCCAGCACGATCCATGTGATGGGCAACGCGAGCAGCCCCGCAGCGAAACCGAGAGCGGCCTTGGTGCCCGCGAGGAAGCCGACCTTGATCGCGACGAGAGCCTTGCCCATGACGGCGAAGCCGGCGAGCGCGTGCCCCGCAAACATCGTCATCCCGCCCACGGCGATGAGCACCGACGAGGCAATGGTGAGGAGCACGCCCGTGATGACTGCCCCGATCATGCCGACCTTTACGAGGGTCGGGTGCGCCTCCGCGAAGCCGCGAGCCCACGCCAGGCCGGCGCTCGCGTGCTTTGCGAGCTCACCGAGGAGCGGCATGACGGTCGCGAGGGCGGCCTTGAACGCAATGAGGTGGTTCTTGACGATGTCCGCCGAGCCGCCCCACGTGTCGGTCATGATGCGTTGAGCCTCCGCGGAAGCACCGGCCGAGGCGCGGACCTTTTCGAGGTTGGCGGCCATCTCGTCGCTCTTGCCGATCATGAGCGAGAGGCCGGCCCATGCCTCCGACCCGAAGGCACCAGCGAAGCCCTCCTTCACCTCCTCCGTCATCTGATCGAGGGAGCCGAACTGCTTCTCGATGTTCCTGATCGTGCCAATGAAGTCGACGCCGCCCTTTTCGTTCCGGGCGATCTGAAAGCCCATGTCGGCCGACGCCTTGTTCATGCTGCGCATGGTCGCAGCGAAGGACGTGCCCGCCTGGCTTCCGACGATCTGGGCGTTGTTGAGCGTGCCGATGACCGTGTGCAAGTCTTCGATGGCGATCCCGAAGCCGAGCGCTTGAGGAATGCCGTATTTGAGACCCTCGTTCAGCTGGTTCAGATCGGCGAATTGAAACGTCTGCTGCGTCTTGGTGACCACGTCACCGAGGCGCGCCATCTCATCGCCGACGTTGCGAGTCTTGTCGCCGACGTTGTTGTAGAGGCCCGCCACCAGGGCAGCGGCCTTGCCAGCGTCGCCCATGGTGGCCCGCGCGACGGCCATCGCCGTGCTCGTCGCCTCGATGGCCTGAGCCTCATCGAGGCCCGCCGAGATCATCGCGTAGGTCGTGTCGATGAACGACGCGGCGCTGTCGCGGTGCGCGAGCGAATGGTCGATGGCCGCCTTTTTGATGCGCCCCATCGCATCGACGACGGTGCCCTCGAGCGGAGTGACGACGGTGGCGACCTTCGCCAGGGCCTCCTCGATGTCACTGGCCGGCGCGATGATTGACTCGAGGCCGCCCATGATCTGACCGGCGGCGCCCGACATGAGGCCGCCCGTCATCACCATCGACTGGCCCGCGCCCTTCAGCTTGTCCGCGGCGCCGCTGACGCCGCCGAGCGACTCCTTCACCTGCCGCAGCGGCGCCGTAGCTCGGTCGATGACCGAGAGCACCATTGCAAGTTGGAAGAAGTCGCTCACGCTGTTGCCTCACTTCGGCATGGCCGCGCGTGCGGCACGGTCACGCTCCTCACAGTACGCCGCGAAGTCCTCCCAAGCTGCGAGGAGCTCTTCCTCATCGAGCTCCTCGATCACCTCGTACGGCAGCCCGCCGTCGATGCGCAGGATGGTCAGGTGCTGGGGAGTGAGGACGGTGCGCCTTTTCCCCCCATCACCTTGCCGAGGAGAAACAGCACATCCTCATCGTCGAGCTCGTCCACATCCTCGACGGTCAGGGGCTTGCCATTGACCCGGACCTTCACGGCGATCATGGCGAACATGAGCGCGCCCTGGTCTCCGCCGGGGGCCATACGGAAGGCCATCCGTACGTGCTTGCCCTTGCCTTTCGAAAGCACCGAGGCACGCGCACCGCTCGGCAGCTTGACCTCGAGCCGCTCGGGCTCGGCGGCGATGGGCGCAGTGTGGCGCGGGGTCGCAGCCTCGGACGCCGGAGGCGCGTAGACCTCAGCGAGCGTGGTGGTGTTCTCGTTGTCTCCCATGCTCGTCACCCTCCGAGGTTCGTGTTGTAGGCCGCGAGCAGATCCTCACCGTCGACGAGCCAGATGTTCTCGACGACATCGATCTCGACGAGCTCCCGGTCACCGACCGTCAGCTTGAGGTAGGTCACCGAAAGTTCCTCCTCGCGCTCCTGGTGCTCGCCGGCCTTGAAGCCACCGAGCGGCGACTTCTTGAACCGCGCCGTCATGGCGCAGACCACCGGCACCTGCTCGATGCGCCCCTCGGCCTCGTACACTTCGAGCGAGGAGCGGACCTGCAGCTTGACCGCCCGGAACGGGTTGAGACTGCGCGCCATCGCGTCGGCAAAGAAGGACTGCCACTTGACCTTGGCGACGAGCGTCTCGATGCCCGTGGGCAGCTCGACCGTGCCCACCATGCCGAGCGCCCGGTGCTCCTCGATCTTGGCGACCACCTCGGGCAGCGTGATCTCCGAGGCCCGCCCGAGCAGGTTCAGGTCCCCGTCGAGGTAGACATTCGCGTTGTAGAGTTTTGCGATCTGCATGGTGGTTCAGCCTCACACGAGGTTGGCGAGCAGGGTGGTGTCGACCACCGACTTCCAGACGATCCGCTCCGCCGGGGGCGGCGGGCAGAAGATGTTCGTGAACACGATCTTGCCGTCGGCCAGGTCGCTCACGGGGTTGTCGGCGGGGTCGTAGATGACGCGCGAGCCCTTCAAGATGGCGCGACGGCCGATCAGCTTGCGGATGAACTCGCCGACGTCCTCCAGCACGGCCTTGATGAACACGTCATCGATAGGCCCGTCGAGGTGATCCATCGCCGCGAGCTCGATCGACTCGTCGATGATGTCCCGCACGCGCTGCGGCGCGATGAACGTCATCAGACCCGAACTGCCAGGGAAGGCGCTCGACCGGTTGCCCCAGAGCCGCAGACCCTTGCCATGCCCAGCGAACACCGTCATCACGCCGGCCGCGTTGATCTGGTTCACGTCCGAGCTCGGGTCGTTGATGCTCGCCGTGAGCGGGAGCTCGAGCCCCACGATGCCCGTGATCTGCTTGTTGCTCGGCGAGTGCCAGTAGCCGAGCTCGCGGTCGGTGCGAGCGAGGACGCCCGCAGCGTGCTGCGAGAGTGGCTCGAGTCGGTTGGCGTTGGCGCGACGGTCGAACGCCTTGACGTGCGGGTAGCAGTAGATGAGGCGGCGGTCGGCCGTGGTGAGGTCGACGTCACCCTCGGGGCCACGCCCTTCGATCACCTCCTCTCGCAGCGTGCCGAGGGGAACGTCGACGAGCTGGTGCGCCCGGAGTTGCGTGCCCACCTGTACCATCGCCGCTCGCACGCCCTCGAGCTGGCTATAGCCCGGGGCGATGAGGAGCTTCGGGCCGAAACCGAACTGCGCCGCAGCGCTGAGCGCCGCCTGCAGGCCAGTGCGAAACCCGGACTCGTCGACGTCGCCGATGATGTCCGCGGCCTGCACGGCCGCGGGGTTGCCGTAGCTGTAGGCCACGTTTGCCTGAGAGGCCGCGTTGAGCGCGCCACCGGGCACGACCGTGATCACGCCTTCCACGGTGTCGAGCGTGTAATCGGTGCCGAGCACGAGGTTCGGACCTTCTCCGCCTGCCGCCTTGACGACGACATTCAGGACGTCGCCATGGGCGAGCTCGATCTCACCTCCGGCGATAGCGAGGTCGGCAGCTGCGACGTCGGTGTGATGCTCGGTCGGGTCGAACACGTTGTGCACGATGACCGTGCTCTGCACCTTGCCGTGAATGGCAGCGAGCGCCTGCGGGATGGTGTAGCCCGGAAGGTCCGGACCCCACTTCGGATCGTCCCGGTCGCTCAGGCTGAGGGCCGAGGTGAGCGGGTCTGGCGGCGCGGCGACGTGGTGGATCGGGGCCGTGCCGACGAGGAAGATGATGGCCGTGCGGACCTCCCGAATCGGGCGGGGGCCAACATCGATCGAGACGGTTTCGACGCCGTGGAGAAAGTCGTTCATTCGGTCACCTCAGGTGCGGACGCGGGAGGAAGCTGCGGGACGTTGCGGCGTCGCGAGCCGCGGGAGGGTTCGTCGTCGGTTGACGGGGGACCGCTTGGAGCCGGCGAGCTCGCCACGGGCGCGGGCGTTGCGTCGGCCTTGCACTCGCGCAGGAGATCGCGCGCAACGAGCCGGCGCACGATCCCGATCGAGTCGTTGAGCTCGACCTCGGAGCCCGGCGCGAGGACCACCTCGACGCCACCCTTCAGCGTCATCGAGGTCATCGGGCCGTGGTAGGTGAATCGCTTGGTCGTCATGCTGCGCATCCTCGGTGAGTGACGCCGGCCCCGGTGAGCGCGGGTCCCGTGCGAGTCGTATGGTGCGCGCCGACGTCGGTGATGTTCAGGCGGAACAGCACCACGTAACGCCACACGCCGTTGTCCTCGTTCACGAACTCTTCCCGGTAGGCGTAGATGGGCCCGCCGCCCGTGGGCGCTCGCCAGCCGACGAGCGCTTGCCGCACGCGGTCGAGTGTGTCGACGACGCCGCGCGCGCCGCGCATCGAGCGCGCGAGCACGGTCACCGAAAACTCGATCTGTCGCCGCTGGCTCACCGGGTCGTGCGACTGGGGAGCCTCCCAGTCGGAGCGCTCATAGGCAACGAGGAGCTCGTGACGGGACGGCTTGAAGTTGTAGCGCTCGACGTCGTCGGGAAAGTGGTCGACCTTCCAGTCTCGGAAGTAGGGCACGGGCGTCGCGCTTGGGTTGTCCGGAGGCGGCGCCCAGCTGGGGGCGACCCACGTCCGCAGACGCTCGACCACGGGGTTGAGCAGTTGCGCCTCGATCATGGGCTGACCTCGATGTGGTCGCGCAGGATCTCGACGATCTCGCGCTTACCTTCCTCGCTCAAACCGAGGAACGGACGGGGCTCGATGCGCACGCGACGACCGCGGCCCGCTTGCCCGCCGAGCTGGTGGATGCGCGCATAGATCCGATTGGATCCCCAGCGCACCCCGCGCCCAGCCACGCGGTGCACGATGCTGTCATACAGCTCGGCGTCGTCGCGCAGGATGCGCGCCGCGGTGCCGCCCTTCTTGCTCCGCTTCTCGAGAGTGGAGCGCGCCAGGCCCCTCCAGCGCTTGCCCTGAGGGTCGCGCTCGAGCTCGAAGCGTTGCTGAGTCTCGGCGACCTGGCTGCCGCCGATCTCGTCGAGAGCCGCGTCGATGTTCTTGACGTTCTTGAGGAGCTCGACGAGTGCGCGGTCGACGTCGGAGCTATCGAACTCTACTGACATCGAGACGCCAGCGCCCGAGCTCGACCCGCCGCCCGAGCCGCCGCCCTTGACGAACCGACCGCGACTGTCGCGCGCCATCAGACGAGCCCTTTCAACGTGCGGTCGTTGAAGCGCGGCTCGGGCGCGTCGGCCGTGCCGCCGATCGGAGTACTCGCCCCGCCACTCCGCTCGATGATCCGCGTGTAGTAGGCGATCGTGTCGTTGTAGGCGTTGCGGATCTGCTCGAAGTCCTTGCCGGGCCGGTTCAGGGTCAGCAGGTACAGCGCCACCTTGAAGCAGTGCAGGCCGAGCGTCGCCTCAGAAGGGCGGCGCCCGGCCGGCAGTAGCATGAGGTAACCGTCGAGCTCCGCGGTGGCGTCGTCGAGCGATGCGCCGATGCGAGTCTCGTCGGGTTCCTCGGCCCCTTGGGCGGCAGAGAGATCCCGAGCGTCCTGGGCGTCCAGGCGCGCGAGAAACTCTGCCACCGTCAGGAATGCCACGGTCCGCCCTCGTTAGGTTCAGGGCGCGACGGCCGCGTTGTACCAGAGGAAGCCGGCGCGAGGCGCGACCACCAGATCCTTGCGGCGCTCACCACTGCGCACCGCAACACCGCCGTCGAGACCCATGTCGATGGGCTTCGAACCGGCCACGCGCGAGCCGAAGGTCGCCGTGTAGCCGAAGGTGAGGCCGCCGCTCGTGTCGACCGTGGGGTCGAGGAACAGCGCGCACACGGCCGCGCCCCAGAGTCGCGTCATGACCGGCGCCTTGCCAGGCTTGACGCTGTTGGCGAAGGAGCGACCGACGACCACCTTGTCGACCTCGAGCAGCTGCGCGACCGCCTCCTTCGTGGCACGGCCGGCGTCGCCGCTGTTGCCGTGCACGGCCTTGACGACCTGGGGGTGCATCGAGAAGAAGCGCCAGGCGAGCTGGCCGAAGCCGACCACGTTGGGGCGCACGAGGCACGCCTCGAGCCCGTCGATGAGCGTGTCGAGCGGCTTGGCATTCGTCTGCTGGAACTGCTGCGCGCCGGAGCTCGCAGACAGGTCCCGCTTGTTGCCCGTCGGGTAGGTCGCCTGATCGAACAGGAGCTCGGAGGCTTGTCGCTCACGGTCGAGAAGAACGATGTGCGTCGCGCGCTCGGTCGCCTTCTCACGAGGGTCGACACCCTTGGGCGCATTGGCCACGTCGTCATTGCTGAGGGGAACCTGGATCCCGAAGTCCTCGCAAGACGAGGTTTCCTTCTCGCCGCGCAGCTCGACCTCGCCCACCTTGCCCCGCGGGCTCAGCCGGGTTTCGGGAATGTCGTAGAAGGTGGACTCGGGGTACTTGAACCAACTGAACTCGCGCTTCCCCACGGTCACCCGCGGCAGGAGCTCGTCGGCGATGAAGCCGTTCATCGGGTTGGAGTAGGCGATCGCGATGGCGGTCAGGTGCTCGTCGCGAGGAAAGGCGCTGTCGTCGGGCATGGTGTGCTGTCAGTCCTGATGGGTTGTTGAAGCCGAGAGGTTTCCGGAGGCGCCCGTCAGGGAGAGGCCGCCTCGACGCTGAGCTGCCCGGGCGCGATGAGCACCGAGCCGATGGTGTTCTCGTCTCCGCCTTCGTTGGCGAAGCCGATGATCATGTCGCCGGGGCTCGCCACCACGGCCTTGCCGTCGGCGTCGGCGGTGAGCGGGTCGCCGAAAACGATCGTGTCGTCGCCGTACTCGACGGGAACGATGCCCCAGTGCTCGACCGGGACGCGCTTGCCCGCCTCGGTTGCACCCTCGATGCCCGTGACACCGATGAGCTTCGCGGTGGCGGCGGCTGCCTGGGCGACGGTGTTGTCGGTGTCGGTGGCCCGGACGATGCGATAGCGCGCGATGGCGCCCGCGGCGATCCGGGTGACGGGTTCTGCGACGCGGAAAATGATCATGTGGTGAGGAGTCCCTTCGTGGTCTTGACGTGGCGCACGGCGTCGGTCGCCGTGACGGTGATCCCCCTGGAACGCTGCTCCTCGACGAACTCGAGCGCGGCGCGGCCGATGGCTTCGGCGTCGAGCTCGTCGTCGGTTCCGGTCGTCGCGGAGCGCTCGACGAAGTCGACCTGCTTTGGCAGGCTCTCGAGGAGCTTCTTGAACAGGCCGATGGGGCTCTCGCCTTCGGCGAAGCTCACGGCGCCGTCGCCGTGCTCGAGCACCTCGCACAGGTCGAGCACTCGCTCACGCTCGAGCGGCAAGGGCTTGCCCGCCTGCACGAGCCCGTCGAGGAACGCGCCGTGCGCCTTGCGCCCCGCTTCGCGCTCTCGGCGCGCGAGCTCGACTTCGCGCTCGGCGAGACGTCGCTCACGCTCGGCGAACTCGGTCGCCGAAATGTTCGCCCCCGCAGCCGCGGGATCCGCTGCAGTCGGCGCGACTGCGGGGGCTTTCTCTTTTTCAAGTACCTTGCCGCTCTCGGGGGCGGGTTGATTGCTGGCTGCACCATCCTGCTCGGAATAGGCGGGCTGCTCCTCGCGCTGCGTCGCGACGTCGACCGCACCCTGCTCCTGCAGGTGGTCGACGTACCAGCCGGGCAGAGCCTTCTCGGCCTCCTCTTGCCCGAACTGCCCGATGAGCCACTCCCGCAGCGAGCGCAGCAGGCGCGCAACGTCGAGCTCGTCGGCGAAGTCGATCGTCACCACGTCGTCGCCGTCATCGGCGAAGGACACGGGCGCCAGGCCCTTCACGGCCGGAGGCTGCGCCCCCAGGAACCCCACGTGACGCAGGTAATACTGTCCCGGCGTCGGGTTGCTGGCGCTGTCCGGGTGGTAGAAGGACGCGCTCACCTTCTTGTAGCGACCGGCACGCACCGCCTCGGTGAAGGCAGGATCGAGCTGGTCGGCGTCCGCCTGCAGGCCGCCGCCCTCGCTGGCGCCCAGGCCCTTGACCCAGCCGTAGGCGGGGGCGTTGTCCTTCGGGTGCCCGAGGACGATGGGCGCCTCGTGCAGGTCGACGCTGTAGGCCGCTGCGATGGCGGCGAGCATCGCCGGGGTGAACTCGATGGTCCGCCCGCGGCTGTCCGTGTGGCGTCCCGCCTTGAAGATCTCGATCCCGAGGGGCATGTCGGGGTCGAGTCTGGGCGCCGGGGCGCTCGCAAACTGGACGGATGTGTTCCGCGGCGCGAACGCCCTGGCTCAGCGCCCATAGTGCGGGGGCATGAAGCACTCCCGCAAGTCCTTACCTACCTACCATGTGTGCGTCACCGACGAGGCCACGGTCGTCGACCGGGGCGAGCGCCTGCGGGTGTGGTTCGTGCGGTGGAACGACGGATGGGTGCGGGCAAAGGACCACCCTGCAGCGCAGGTCGACCTGAACGGGGGCGAGTCGTCGCCCGCCGGGGTGGTCTGGCGGCGCACCGTCGAGCTCGAGCTGCCAGCGGGCGCCCTGCTCCGCACGCACGTCACCGACCCGGCGCCCCACGGGATTGGCCTCAGCCCCATCGAGTGCCTGCAGCGGGGCAAACTCGGGATGGGGCGAAGGGTTAAGACGACGACCTTCCGGGTCGTTGGGAACTATCGGCTGGCCCCGCTGCCCGCCGAGCCGACGCCCGCACGGGGCGCACAATTCCAGTCACGCGGGACGGGTGCCGCGCGTGCGTAGTCCCGACCGTCCCGGGCCGGGACGGGATGGCCGATTGCGGGCGCTGTCCGGGGTGGACAATGCGCCCTCGGGGTGGGGTGGCTGTCCTCGGCCGTCGCGCGCTGAACAGGCCGTCAGCGGGGCGCTGAGCGGCGAAAGGTCAGCCGACGCCACGGAGCAGGCGAACCGCCTGCCGATGGCAGTAGAGAATAAGACCGGTCGTGTGCGGCCAGAGCTCGGGGGGAAGTTCTGTTTCCTCGATCGCATCGAGCAGGCCCCCGATCACTTCGTCGCCATCCTCCTCGGAGAGACTGAGCCCCGCTTCTCTGTAGATCGCGAGCACCGGCTCGAGCGTCCGCGACAGTCGCGCGAGCAGCACCTTGATCTCGGCCTGCGCCTGCCACCCCTCAGGCGCGCGGTGAGACTCGCCCTCGCCTGTGGCTACCCAATTAAGGTCAAATCCCGTGTGCAGCGCGAGGCGCATGAGCGGGAGGAACGACGGCGCGCCCTGCGCCTGAATGTAGTCACTGAGTTGACGGGGCGAGATGCCGGCCACCTCGGCAGCAGCCGTTTGCGTCCCTACCGCTTCGACCATGAGGCGGATCCGACCCGCAAGCGCCGCGCGCTGCTCGGGACTGAGCCCCTCGAACAGAGATCGTTTGGCCATCCGGGGTTAGTTTCCGCTTGACCACCGGCAGGTGCCGGGATTAAGTTCATGAGGTGTCATTGCCAAGCGAGACTAGTTGCATCGAGCCAGGTTGGCACCCTGAACAGATCAAGGCCGCTGTACGGATGCGCGGCAGCAGCATGGCCCGGCTCGCCGATGACAATGGGGTCAGCCGGCCCGCCCTCTACTTCGCCCTCAAGCGCCCGAGCCTTCGGTGCGAGCGCATCATCGCGAGCTTCCTGGGGGTGCCTCCGCACAAGATCTGGCCCGATCGCTACGACGCACACGGCAACCCCATCCGCAAAGGGGGCCGACGTGGGTAGCCCGACCTTTGTTGAGCTGACGCTCCCAGCCTCGAGCACCGACGTTTCCGAGGCCATTCACTTGGTCTGCGAGGCGGCGACCGACCTCGTAGCCGACTCCTGGAAAAGGGCAGGCACTCGGGCGCTGGTCCGGACACTTTCCGAGTTTCCTGCCAAGAGCTGGGATCCAGTCGCCTCCGTCGAGCGCATTCAGAAGGGCAATCGATCTGAGTTGGTCCTTCGAGTGCGGATGAATCCCAACGTCGAGGCGTTCCTCAACAGGCTCAAGGAAGCGGCCCTCAAGGTGAGCCAATGACCGGCTACACCGCTCGCGAGCTCGCGGCGATGGGGCTGCCCGGCGTGCCGCGCAAGGTGCGCAAGGTGCTCGCGAAGGCGAAGCGCGAGGAGTGGCGCTACACCGAGCGCCAGGTGCGGGGCGGAACCACGCGCGTCTATGAGGTGGCGAGCCTGCCACGGAAGACGCAGGCCGCTCTCGCTCGCATCGCTGCCGCACGCGGGGCGGAGCCCACCGAGGGCGCCGAGCTGGCGGAGGCGCCGGAGGCGTTCCGGCAGATTGCCAGCGAGCGGCTCACTCTCGTGCGCGCCGTCGAGGAGCTCGTGCGCAACGGCGTCTCCCGAGCGGTTGCGTACGCCACCGTGGCCGAGGACACCGAGCACTCGGCGCGGTCGGTTCAACGCTGGTACCTGGCAACTCGCGAGCTGCCGGAGTCAGAGCGATTGACCGCGCTGCTCCCGAGCTGGCGCAGTGGAGCGACCTTTGCCGCGTGCCACCCCGAGGCGTGGGAGTACTTCAAGAGCGACTACCTGCGCCCGGCGCGCCCGGCCTACGCCGCTTGCTATCGTCGACTGCTCACCATCGCGCAGGCGAAGGCGTGGGCACCCATCCCGAGCTTGCACTCCTTGCGCCGTCGTCTCGAGGCGGAGGTCGACCACGCGGCGATCGTCGCGGCCCGCGAGGGTGACGAAGTACTCGCCCGACTCTACCCGGCGCAGGAGCGCAGCAAGGATCACCTCCGCGCCCTGCAGGCCGTGAACGCCGACGGTCACCGGTTCGATGTGATGGTGCGCTGGCCCGATGGCGAGGTTTCGCGCCCGGTGCTCGTCGGCTTTCAGGACGTCCACTCGGGCAAGATCCTGAGCTGGCGTCTCGACAAGACGGAGCACGGCGACCTCGTGCGCCTCGCCTTCGGCGACCTCGTCGAGCATTTCGGCGTGCCCGAGGCGTGCTACCTCGACAACGGGCGCGGCTTCGCGAACAAGTGGCTCACCGGTCAGAGCGCCTGGCGCTTCCGCTTCAAGACTCAGCCCGGCGATCCGAAGGGCGTGCTCTTGCAGCTCGGCGTGTCGGTGCACTGGACCACGCCCTATCACGGCCAGGCCAAGCCCATCGAGCGCGCCTGGCGTGACCTCTGCGAGGACATCGCACGGCACCCCGCGTGCGAGGGTGCCTACACCGGCAGCGACACGACGGACAAGCCGCACAACTATGGCTCCCGCGCGGTCGAGCTCGACACGTTCGTGCAGCTCGTGCAGGTGTGCATCAACGAGCACAACGCTCGCGAGAAGCGACGCGCCAAGGTGTGCGCCGGCCGGTCCTTCGATGCGACGTTCGAGGCGAGCTACGCGAGCGCGCCCATCCGCCGGATAACCGAGGAGCAGCGGCGCCTCCTGTTCCTCGCAGCGGAGGCGGTGAGCGTGCGGCAGCAGACGGGCGAGGTGCACTTGCTCGGGAATCGCTACTGGGCCGACAAGCTCGTCGGCTTGTGCGGCGAGCGCGTCGTGCTCCGGTTCGACCCGCAGAACGCGAAGCGCGGCGTCTACGTCTACCGGCTTGGCGGCGAGTTCGTGTGCTTCGCCGAGTGCATCGAGGCTGCGGGCTTCGATGACCGTAGCCAAGCGCGCGACCACGCCCGCAAGCGGACGGCCTGGGCGAAGGCCCAGAAGAAGGTCCTCGAGGCCGAGCGCAGCATGACCGCGAGCGACCTCGAAGCGCTCCACCTCGAAGCGGCACTCGGTGCCCCGCCGAAGCGGGCGCGGTCGAAGGTGGCACGCATCGAACCCGCGGTGCCTCGCGTGGCACCGACGCGCGAGGAGCGCGACCGCCGCGAACGGAACGACGAGTTCATCGATCGCATCGGCCGCAACGCGCTGGCGAAGCTCACCCCCCGACGGTCAGCCGTCGGCGAATGATCCCCCAAAGCGAGCGGGCGGCGTTGGCGCGCCTCCCGCTCTGGCTGAACCCGAAACGAAAGCACCGCAAGGAGTCCAACCGCTATGTCTGATACACCCAACGCAGCAACCGAGCAAAGCGGCACCGTCGTGCCCCTTCACAAGGACCTGAGGCAGCGAGCCAATGCTGCCAAGGAGCGGGAGGATCTCACCCTTCGCCAGCTCGCCAAGCGCCTCGACGTGGCGCACCCGGTGCTCGGGCGCTGGCTCGACGGCGAGAACGTAAAGGACGCTGCGGGGCTCGAGCAGGCCGTGCTCGCGTGGCTCCGAGAGGTCGGCGGGCGCTCTGGCACGACCGAACCCTTCGCCGAAACCAAGAGCGCGCGCCGGATCATGGCCACGCTCGGGTACGCCCAAGCGGAGGGTGAGATCGTCGCCATCTACGGCGGCCCCGGCACCGGAAAGACCCGCACCATCGCGCACTATCGGGCCCGGTACCGCCACGTATGGGCGGCCACCATGTCGCCGAGCTGCTCGACCCCGGTGCCTGCGCTCGAGGAGATCGCTGAGGCCGTCGACGCTCAGGCCACCGGCGGGGCGCGCGCACTGAACCGTTCTATCCGCAGCAAGGTCGCCGGCCGCGGGGGCCTCCTGATCATCGACGAGGCTCAACACCTCAGTCAGGCAGCCATCGAGGAGATCCGCTCCCTGCACGACTGGTGCCTCGAAGCCGAGCTGCCCGTCGGTGTCGCCCTCGTCGGCAACGAGACGGTCTATGCCCGACTGACGGGCCCCTCGCGGGCGAGCCACTTCGCGCAGCTCTTCTCGCGGGTCGGCATGCGCCTCTGGCTCGACCGCCCCGAGCGCTCCGACGTGCGCATCCTGGCGCAGCGCTACGGCGTCGAGGAACGCGCCGCTCACGACCTCCTCGAGCGCGTCGCGCGCCGGCCAGGCGGGCTGCGCATGGTCGTCAAGATCTGCCGACTGGCCAAGAGCGCGGCCGAGGCCGCGGTCGACGCGGAGGCAATCGGCGCAGCCATCGACAACCTCGGGGTGGAGGTCTGACATGGCGCCAGCAAACGAGATCCGTCACGCGCTGTACCAAGCGGGCGCCGTCACCATCGCCGAAACCGTCGCCATCGAGCACGGGGTGTCGCTACCTGAGCTACTCAGCGGCAGCGACCCGGCCAAGCTCGAGCCCCTCTGGTACCGCCTGAGCCTGGGCGGACTGGGGAGCAAGCGGCTCGTCAAGATCTTCCGCGTTCGGATCGACCGGATCCAGGCCGCCATCCGGAAGCATCGCGACGCAGCGCGGCCCGAGCCTGTGACGCACACCCTCACGGTCGACGGCTACCCCTGCGAGATCGAGGAGGTGGGCCGTGCTTCGTAAGGTGACCATCCGGCATTCGGTCAGCCGCGCCGAGACGCAGGTCGCCGCAATGCGACTCGACGAGGAGCGCCGCACCGTGCACGTCCGCTACGGCATGGGGGCCCTTCACGAGATGAGCCTCATCAGCGGCCAGGGCGTGGGCGCCATCGGTTCGTGGCGCCTCGAGCGGGCCGACCTCGAAGCGCTCCGCGCCATCGCCACACGCGAGGGCATCCACCTTCCACCCCTGAGCGACCTGGTCCCGAGCGCGCCCGTGCGGCGCGCCTCGGTGCGACCGGTCGAAACCGACCCCCGACAAGCTTCCCTCTTTGGAGGTTCCCGATGACTGACGAGACGATCGTCGACCACATGGTCGACGCGCAGGGGCGCCTCGTGCCCCGCAAGCTGGTGAAGGACATCGACCTGGCGCGCGACTCCCTCGTGCGCGAGCTCATCGGCAAGGCGGTCGCCTTGTCCAAGCTGCTCGCCGCCTTCAAAGCCGAGGCCGCCCGGGACCTGCAGGCGTTCGTCGACTTGAGCGCCGAGCAGTACGGCGTCACCGTCGGTGGCGGCAAGGGTAACCTCACGCTCCTCTCGTACGATGGGCGCTTCAAGGTGACGCGGCAGATCGCCGATCACCTGGTGTTCGACGAGAGGCTGCAGGCTGCGAAGCGGCTCATCGACGAGTGCATTCGCGAGTGGTCGGCTGGCAGCGACGACAAGATCCGGGCGCTGGTCGAGCACGCCTTCCAAGTCGACAAGCAGGGCAAGGTGTCGACCGAGCGCGTGCTTGGACTGCGCCGCCTGAACATCGACGATGCGACATGGCTCCGCGCCATGCGCGCCATCTCCGACTCCGTTCAGGTGTCGAGCTCCAAGAGCTATCTCCGCTTCTACGAGCGGGTTGGTGACTCCGAACAATGGCAGGCCATCAGCTTGGACCTCGCGAGCGTCGAGGAGGTGGCGTCATGAGCAAGCCACGCGAAACGTCAGAGCTCTCGATCACCTGCCCGGCCTGCCACCGAGAGTGCCTCTCCACACTGGACGGGCGCTGCATCTGGTGCATCCAGGCGGAGGCCACCGCCCTGCAGGCGGAGCTCGACCGGATCGTCGACGTCATCATGAACCGCCACCCCGAGACGTGGGCGCGTGTCGGCGTGACGTCTGCCCTCGAGGAGGTGCGGCAGGTGCTCGAGCAGGGCGCGGCCACGCACCCGGATCCGTGGCAGCCCCTCGGGATCGCGCACCACGTCCACAAGGCATACGGCCACCGCGCGCGGTACGGCAGGTGCATCGACTCCGGCCGGCACCATCGTGCCCACGCGATCGCTCGCGACCTCTTCGCCCTGCAGCTCGAGCTCGAGCGCGAGTGCCAGGAGGGTCGGTCATGAGCACCCGCGTGAACCAGCCCCGGATCTCGCCCACTGCGCGAGTCCGGAAAGGGCTCCTTGAATGCGCCTACCTCATCGAGGAAGGCACCATCAACCGCCACGTCGTCGCGCACTTCCTGCGCCGGTACGCTCAGGCACTGGAGACGGCCGAGCTCGCCAGCTCCGAGGTCACGGCGGAGCAGGTCGACGAGACGACCATCGATCTGCCTCTCGCGACCGCGCTCTGCCGTCAGATCCTCTCGGGCCGCATCCGAGAGATCCGCTGGTGCGCCGTCGAGGCCATCGCCGGCACCGCCCTCGTGCTCGCCGCCCGCGCGCAGGGAAAGCAGGTGCGGGCATGACCACGAACCATGAGGAGTTCGAGCGACTCGCCGACGAGCTGCAGCCCGACGCGGAGAAGCGCCGCACCATCGTCTCGCTCGCTGAGACCATCTCCGCGCAGGCATGGGGCGCGCTCGAGAAGGCGCACAGCGGGGACGCCGACGAGGTGATCCGCCACGCGACGATCGTGGCGGCCCACTGCTACCGGATCGTGGGGCAGCTCGGGGGCAACCTCGACGAGGAGCTCGCTCGCTTGCGCGATGAGCTCCGAACCGGCGACCGCTTGCGGCTCGCCATCGAGCGACAGATCGAGTCCGAGGCACTTGTCGCGGAGGGCGCGTGATGGCTGGCGCACCGAGGCCCTTCGTGCCGGCGCACCGCTGCCATGCAGTCGGGTGCTCCGTCGAGGTTCCGCCGCGCCTGCTCATGTGCCGGTCGCACTGGCGCATGGTGCCTCGACGCCTGCAGATCTGCGTGTGGGCCGAGTACCGACCCGGGCAGGAAAGGGACAAGCGCCCCTCTGCCCGCTACCTCGCGGTGATGCACGCGGCGATCGCGGTCGTCGCTTCGAAGGAGCAGCGGCACGGTGAGGCCGGTGAGGCGCGAGAGCGCGCCGACCTGTTTCGTCGGGCGGTGCTCGAGCACGGCGGGCGCGACCCGCTCGCCGGAATCGACCTGCCCGAACCGATGCCCTCACCGTCGGAGGCACCATGACAACCGACGCAATGGTGACGGAGCTGCGCAAGTCCGTGCAGCAGGCCCTGTGCTACTGGGCTGAGCACTACGCCACCGAGTACAAGCGGGTGCTCGAGCTCTGCGAGCGCGCCATCGCGCTCGCAGGAACCGGCGCACGCGACGAGGCAGCCGCCGCGCTCTGCGAAGCCATCGACGTCGAGCACGACCTGACGGGTGACTGCGAGATCACCGACGGCCTCGGTGAGGCTCTCTGGCCCGGCGAGTGGGAAGAGTTGCACGAGCGAATCTTCTACGGGCAGGACGAGGCGAGCGACGACGAGGAGGAGGACGAGACATGCATTGGTTGACCGTTGGGCTGTACGCCTACGCCGGGATCGCTCTGGCGACCGGCACTGTGGCGGCCATCGCCATGGCGACAGCGAAGCCGCCGCAGAGGTTCGAGATCGGCGAGGCCGTCCTATTCGGGTACGCCATCGGCGCAGCGTGGCTGGTGATACTGGTCGCCTACGTGCTCGACCGAGTCAAGGAGCGCAAGCGGAGGGCGAGGCAATGACGAACCGCATCGTGTTTCTCTCGCAAGAGGCGATTGATGCCTTCTCGCTCTGCGCGCGGGTGACCGAGCTGCAGCGCACGAGATTCTTTTTCGACACGAGCATGGCGTTGCTGGCACTCGAGAAGGAGGTTGGACTCCCGCTTGATCGCATCACCAAGGAGCTTGAGATCGTGGATGGTGAGCTCGTCCCCGGGCCGAACCTGAGGCGCCTCGCAACCATCATCGAGACGTTCCTGCGTCGGAGCGAGATGCGCGGAGTTCCGAAGGAGGGCGCCTGATGGCCCGCGATCGCACCAAGCGACCGATGCGCGACCCGAAGCTGCTGCGCAAGCCTCTCTCGGGGTGCAGCCCGAGGTTCCCAATATGCATAGGGCGCGCCGCACGGGATTGCTGCACCTGCGTGACGGTTGGCGAGATGATCGAAGATCTGGAACGTCAGCTCCGCGAAGCGCGCGCAAACCTCAAACACTGGCAAGAACGGAGCACCCGATGAACCGCCGCGGCCTGCTCGCTCTGGTGCACTGCGCACGGAAGGACCTCGCCCTCAGCGAGGACACCTACCGCGCGGTGCTCGAGCAGGTCGCGGGCGCGAGCTCCGCGCGCGACCTTGACGATCGTCAACTCGGGAAAGTTGTCGACCACTTCAAGCGACTGGGGTGGAAGCCGAAGAACCAAGCAGCGCAGCGCCCAAGCGACAATCCGCAGGCGCGCAAAATTTGGGCACTGTGGGGGGACCTGTGTAAACGGAAAGGTCTCGTGCGCACCCCTACTCGCGCAGCGCTCCGCGCGTTCTGCAAACGACTCACGGGGGTGAGCGATCCAGAATGGCTGACCCCCGAGCAGGCAAACACCGTCATCGAGAACCTCAAGACGTGGCGTGCCCGAGGAGGATCGGCGTGACGGACCTCGAAACCTGGCCAGAGGTTCTGAGGCGATGGGCCGAGATCACATCCCCCGAGGCCGTTCTCCAGATCGTCGAGAAATACGGGGGCCTTGAACGAGTGCACATCCCGAAGACGCCGCGCGAGGACCATGAGATCTGCCGCCTCATCGGCTTCGCTCACTGGGCACAGATCTGCCGCGCCTACGGCGGCGAGCGAGTGGACATCCCGCGAGGGGCCTTCATGCGCCTACGGAAGGCCGAGATCATCGACCTGGCAAATCAGGGTGTCGCCCATCGTGAGATCGCGCTTCGCACCCGAACGACCCAGCGCTATGTTCGGAGCGTGTTGGGTCGCGAGCGAAGCCGTGCCGACGCCCGACAGATGCGCTTGCCGTTCTTAGACTTCTAGCGGAACACATCCGTCCAGCTCGCGCGGCCCTCCCTGTGGCACGCACGGGGAGTGACCGATTGGGACCTCGCGCTGAAGGTGTTGCAGCTCGTGCTGTGGGCCATGGTTGGCGCCTACACATGGCAACAGGCGCGCCACCGGGCGACCCGTGAGCACGTCGAGCACCTCGAGCGAGAGGTCGGCGAGCTACGCCGCGAGCACGGCGTTTTGGCTGAACGCGTGCGGCACCTGCCGACGGCCCGCGAGGTGGCGGAGCTGACGGGCGCCGTGCGTGAGCTCGGGGCGAAGTTCTCAGGCGTCGAGTCCGGGCAAGCTGCCGCCCTCGTCCGACTCAGTCGGATCGAGGACTACCTGCACAAGGTGACCTGATGAGCTTCACCGAACACCTAGCCGAGGACCGTCGCCTTGCCCTGCTGCGGGTGCTTGAGAGCCTGCCGGGCTACAGCACCAACGACTCGGTGCTGCATACGGCACTGAACAGTCTCGGGCACCACGTCTCCCGCGACACCGTGCGCGGTGATGTGGCATGGCTCACCGAGCAAGCGCTGCTCACCTCCCAGCTCGTCGCCGGATCTGTCACCGTGGCCACGCTGACCGAGCGCGGCTGTGACGTGGCCGCCGGGCGAGCTCGTCACCCGGGCGTGAAGCGCCCGACCCCGAGGAGCTGACATGCCGCCGCGCAGCAAGGTCCGACAGCTGCCGCAGGAGCTCCGAGCCGAGCTCGACCGCCTGCTGTCCGATGGCCGCCTCGGTATTCGGGAGGTCACCGATCACCTGCGCAAGCTGGGCGCCGACGTCAGCAAGTCGGCGGTGCATCGGTACAGCCAAGACTTCGAGCGCATCGCTGAGGACATTCGTCTGTCGCGGCAGATGGCCGAGGCGCTGGGGCGTGAGCTCGAGCAAGTGCCAGGCGACGCGGGGCGACTCGCCATCGAGTCCTTGCAGGCGCTGCTTCTGCGCGCACGGATGCAACTCGGCAGCGACGCCGATGGCATCGACCTCGAGGACTTCGGGCGCTTGGCGCGAGCGTGCAAAGATCTCGAGTCCGCACGGAAGTCGAATGTCGACGTCGAGATCCGGATCCGTGAGCGCACCGCTCGGGACGCCGCCGACGCGGCGGCGCAGGTGGCCACCGAGCAGGGGCTCAGCGAGGGAACTGTCGAGGCAATTCGCGCGCGCATCCTCGGGATCGCGCAGCGCGCAGCGTGAGGCCACCCATGATCACGACCTCCGAGCAGTTCTATCGAGACGCGGCCAAAGCATGGTGCGAGTTCGCGACGCGGGGCGTCGGGGGTCGCCTTGCCAACGATCCGGTCTACCGCTGGATCACCGAGGGGCGCGACAAGGGCCCGACCTACTCGAGCTGCGCCGACCTGGGGCACTGGCTCTTGTACCGTCTCGGCGTGCGGTGCGCGTTCATCAACCGCACCGAGCACAACGGTTGGCGCCCCGTCGTCAACGTCGCCCGCTTGTGCGCGCGCCCGCTCGGCTCCTGCCCCGTGGCTCGCCGACCTCACCCCGGCGAAGCTCTCCTCACCGGAGACATCATCATCTCTTGGGCGCGACCCGACTCGAGCGACGCGCACGTGATGGTCGTCAACGACTTGGATGACCTCACCCTGCGCACGTGGGACCTCGGCCAAGGCCCGATGGTGGCCAGCGCGTGGGCGAACGGACGCCAACACATCGAGGCCGCACGGCGATCGCGTCGAGCGTGGTGGTCGGGTGGCGAGCTTCACCTGCAGAACGGCAAGATCGTGCGCTCGATCATCTCGCTTCCCGAGGCGTTGCACTTCGCCCGGACGAACGACGAGCTCGCACCTGCCGACGCCCCAACCGGCGAGCGACTCGACGAGCTCGAAGGGTGGATCGATGGCTGAGCAGCTGCCGCAGATCGCCGACGGCGAAACGGTTCTGCTCGGCTATCAGCAGCGCTTGCTCGATGCGACGAGCAAGCATCAGGTCGTCGTGTGCGAGAAGTCGCGGCGCATCGGTGCAACGTGGGGCATCGGTGCCGACGCCGTCCTGACGGCGGGCGCAGACCGAGCGGCAGGCGGGCAAGACGTCTTCTACATCGGCTACAACCGCGACATGACGCGGGAGTTCATCGATACCTGCGCCATGTGGGCGCGCGAGTTCCTGCACGTCGCGGCCGAGGTGAGTGAGTTCCTGTTCATCGAACAGGGCGACAAGGGAGCCGACCGCGAGATCCAGGCTTTCCGGATCAACTTCGCAAGCGGCTTCGAGATCGTAGCGCTCTGCTCGCGCCCGCGTTCACTCCGCGGCCGGCAGGGCTACGTCATCATCGACGAGGCTGCGTTTCACGATGAGCTGAGCGAGCTCCTGAAGGCAGCTCTCGCCCTGCTGATCTGGGGCGGTCGGGTGCTCATCATCTCGACGCACGACGGGGTCGACAACCCGTTCAACCAACTGTGCGAGGAGATCCGCGCCGGCAAGAAGCCTTACAACCTGCAGCGGGTGACGTTCGAAGATGCGCTCGCCGATGGGCTGTACCGGCGCGTGTGCCTCAAGCGAGGCATCGTGTGGACCGAGCGGGGAGAGCTCGAGTGGGCACGGGACATTCGCGACCAGTATGGCGACGCGGCGCTCGAGGAGCTCGATTGCGTTCCCCGCCAGAGCGGCGGCAAGTACCTGCCGCGCACGCTGCTCGAGGCTCGCGCCGTCGATTCCCCCGTCGTGCGCTGGCAGCGTGACGCTGCGTTCGTCGACCTGTCAGAGCAG